GATGAGAAATGCAAAAGATATCTCATGTCAGCGAACGACGATATTATGCGACCATTTTTCATGGTCGGTTCGTTCTTGACAAAAGACTCTATCAGACGGCGACATCGAACATCCGATGTATCCCAAATTTGTTGGATAGCCAGGGCTTGCGAAGGTTTGTTCAATTTCATCGCAGTTTCTTCTAAGCTATACGGGATGCCAATTCTGGGAGTCGGAACCAACATCTTAACAAATTCGGAAGCATAATTCTGCAACCTTATCGATGGCAACTTGGTATTCATGTGAATGGTTACTCGTTGTTCGAGTGAATCAGACAAACATTCCCAACGTCGCGTCATCGGCATAAGGTTTTCATCAGTGACGACGGGGGCTGAAATGGTACGTGCGCTACAATCTCTGTCATCAATTTCAGAGTTTATAGGCCAGTGGACTTGTGGAAGTATGGGTCGACCGATCTTGTTTGTTTCAATGATCGGGACGCTAACGCCGGAATAAAACTGCGGTGTCAAAGCCAATACCAACGGATCGTTTATTTTGAAAGATATCAAACGAGACGTAACTGACATGGTAGATTTCAATCCACCAATCGTATCCCAGATATATTTTGGGAGAGTAACATTAGCTTGTTCGCCTTCGCGACCAAAGTTGATAATGCTTTCATCAGTATCATCAACGCGCTCAATAGCATTCCAACCAGGTTTTGCTTGGTACTTACAACGCTTGAGCTCTCTAATGTTTAAGTCAGTTTTCGCCCATTTAAATTTCCAAAATGAGTATTGGGGCAGGAGCCAGACGAGGGCTCGATTCGGGCAATTCTTCCACGGACGTGCATGTTGTATCTTATGGATGAAGCTCTTCTTCAATCCAAGGAAACCTAGAAGATTCCCAAAGATACCGACAATGGCTGGGGTCTCAATAAACTCACCATAATCACACCAATTCCAAACTTCATGCTCCCAAGAGCCCCCACCACTGACTTCATATCGGACACGATTGTTGATGATAGTGAAAGCTGATTCACC